CCGCGCCCCATTCTTTCTTCAGCGCCTCTTGCTGGGCGATGTTGGTCTGAACTTTCGCCTGCTGCTGCGATTCCGTCGCGGTCGCCGACTGGCCATTCCACCATTCGGTCAACTTCTGCGCCTGCGTTTTGCTCAAGCCGAGTTCGTGGAACTTGGCCGAGGCGGCATCCGCGAATTCACGCGGCGCGCCTTCGGGGACAGGGAGCTCATACCCTTTCGCATCGGCTGGCCGACCGAGCTTGGTGTAGAACATGTCGAGGTCTTCTTTGCTCGACGTATCACCCGGCAGGCGGACGATCTTGTCCGCTGGCGCGCCGACAAACTTTTCCAGCTGGGTGTACGACTGCAGCACGTCGGCCGGATTCTTCCAGCCTTTGTTCTGCACCAGACCAACTGTCACCTCGTCGGCGCCTGGAAGCCAATCGATACCGGCGGAAGGAGTAGCACCTGGTGCGGCCGACTGGGCCGCGGGATTGGCGGCAACGGCGCCGCCTTGTCCGCCATCGGCGGGGGCTTGGATATCAGACATTGATTATTCCTGTTGTGGGGCTTGGTTGGGCTGTCCGAATTTGGCCCACAGTTCAGCATCGGACAGTTGGAGATGTGCTTGGATACGCAGCCACACTTCACGCCGGCCTTCTAGCATGGCATGCACGCGCGGGTCGGGGTGGAACGTCGGCTCGCTCGCGCGGCAAAATTTCGCCAGGTCGGCTAACACTTCCTGACCTGGCGGGTTGCTGAATGTGCGAACGTAGGACGTTCGGCGCGCGCTCAAAAAGTCGCGCATGCGGCGAATCAGGTCCGTCATTGCCCTTGTCCTTGGGTGGCTTTCATCATCGCCGCCATCGCCGGGCCGGCCTGTGTCACCTGCGCCACCGCCTGCTGTTCGCTACGCCCCTTGCGGATCTGCGCGATCTGGTCCTCTGTGCGGAAGAACTTGACCGGCATCGCGTTGGCGTCGCCCAGTTCCGGAATGATCTCGTCGAAATTGAAGTGATCCAGCGGCGACGGGTCTTGCGTCTGCGCCGCGATCTCGGCGGCGAACTGAATGGTGCGCATCGTACCGGCCGCGCCCTCCGCTTTCTGCGCGCGGGACAACGGGCTGTCGTACTCGACCTCGTAATCGGCGCCGCCCGCTTCGATGAGAATCGGCGGCATCGGCGGCAGCAAACCTTGACGCGCCAACAGATCAATCTCGCGTTCGATCATCGGGCCCAACGCTTCGGACTGTTGGCGGCCCATCGTCGGCGACAGCAACGCGCCTTTTTCGCGAGCGCGTTCCAACACCTCGGTCGCCGTCATCTGCGGCGTGTCGACAAGAATCTGGAACAGAGTCACAAGAAACGCGTCATTGATCGCTTCGCGCTGCTCCTGCACCATCGTTTGCGCGAAACTGAGATTGCCGGTCGGCAGCGTATGGACCAAGGGGCGGCCGTCAGCATTCACGCCGCCGTAATTCACGGCGCCGGGCTTTAAGCTGAAGCTGTCCAGAATGCCGTCGTCGTGCGCCAGCAGGACCGGGTCGACAACACGGTGGCCTTGCTTGAGAACGGTTTTCTTCTGCTCGTTGAGTACCTTGATATCGGGCAGCGCCAGCATCGCCGGGCTGCGGCCGTACAGTTCACCCGGCGCGACCACGTAGCGACTGATCGCATACGGGAAGGTGTTGTAGCCGGATTCTTCCATGATCTGCTGGCCGGTCACGGAGACGTAACAGCTCTCGAACTCCATACCCTTGGCATCGATACGGCCGTACTCGCGATCGCTGTTCGGATGCACCGCGTGGATGAACTCGAACTCTTGCTCCGGGTTCTTTTCGAGCACACCCTTTATCTGGTCCGGCAGGTTGTCGCGGCCCCACTTCTGCGCTGCCTGTCGCGCGGTGTACTTGAACGACCGGTACGCGGTATCGATGATGCCCTGGTGGTTCTCGGCAAAGTAAATTTCCGCCAGATGAATCGCACGGTAACGCAGGCCGCCCGTGTCAAGCTTGTCGACAAACAGACAGCCCGTGCCAAAGGCGCCGAGCCCCATGTAAATCTCATGCTGGTTCGATGCAAAGTTGGCGCGCGGCGAATAGCGATACCGAAACAGGATGTCGGTAACGTCTTCGTAGTATTGGCGCACTTCCCGGTCGCGCATCAGCTCGCGATTCATCGGGCCCAACTGCGGCTTGATCATGTGCCACTTCTGCGCCCGCGGCGTCAGCATCGACTCCATCGCGGCAGCGAACTTGACGTTGGCTTGCGCCGCGGTCGAGTCGAACATGTATTCGGTTTTCTTCTCGCCCGGCGTGATGGTATTCGATTGGAACGTACGCGAGTAGGACGGCATCACGCGCTTGGCGATTTCCTCCCAGTGGCTTTCCCAGGTGCCGCGATCGGACTTCATACGCCCCAAGCGCGCAATGATCTCCTGCGCTTTCTCGCGTCGCTTTTCTGCGGTCTTCTTGTCCTGGTCGTCTGTCACGAAAGCACCTTGCGGTTAGACCATGTGGTCGGCGGTACACGGTTCACTTCAACGTCCCCAGCAAATTGCGGCTGGCAGACTGCGCGCCCTCATCGTCTTGTGACGAGATCAACGCCTTGCGAGCGGTCGCCTGCGATTCCTGCGTCGCCTGCGCACCGGCTGCGCGTTGCGCGGCATTCGGATCGAACGGCGTTGGCGGCGCGATCGGATCAGGCAACGGCTTCGGCGTCATCACGCCCAATGGATCGCCGGAAGGCTTCCCCATCAGCTTGGCCACCGGGTCGGCCCACGTTTTGTCGGCCCAGCTTTGCGCGTTGGCAAACGGTCCGGACACTTACTGGCCCATCAGTTGTTTCTTCGCCGTAGTCGGCACGGTGGAATCGCCGAGGCCGCCCGTCAGCTGTGTGGAAGCCCGCCCGCCGGCGCGCAGCGCAATCGACTGTTGGCGCGCAACTTCGTCCGCCTGTGCCTGCGCGCTTGCGTCGATCGGTGGTGGAGGAGGCGGCGCCTCCACTTTTGGGGTGTCCCCGCCAAATACGCCAGCCATGAGATAACCTCAACGGATTGTGATTACCGAAATATATCATAATCGGTTCCGCTTGCAACACGCGGACGTCGATTATTTCGACTCGTCTTTTGGTCGTTGCGGGCCACTTTGACCGCAAACGTCAACGCCAAGGCGTCCGCATCGTCGGGGCTGTGGAACCCGCGCGCCTTCATCTTCTCCTTCGGTTCGAGGATGATCTTGTCGCTGGTCCCTTGGAACTGGTAGATCGGCCCGGCCAGGTCGTCAGCCAGCCGTTGTTCGTTGTCAATGCACAGATCGCCAAGGGCGTCCCGCATCCGCGCCCACATCTCCGTGCGCTTGTTGCCCCACCGCTCGTCGTCGGCCTTGCCGCCGAACTGCACATCGTGGATCTTGAAGTTGGCCGCCTTGAGGAAATCGACCACGCCGCCACCGACGCCGCCGCCGTCGATGCACACCGCATCCGGCTTGAACTTGTCGATCAGTTCCGCGATGCGCTGCGCGCTGTACACCGTGTCCATCGATTTCCAGCGTACCGGCGGGATCGAGCGGGCATCGCGCCCCTGGCGGAACCGGACCACGCATTCGTCATCGCCATACCGCGCAATGTCGCAGCCCATGATCAGCGGCGCACCGCGGTCGACGAACAACTCGCGGCCAATGGCGGTGTCGATCGCTTCACGGCTGATGAACTGCTTGTCGCCCTGTTTCGGGAACTGCCCGTAGACCTCGATGCGGGCCGTGTCAGAATCGGCGCCATGCTGCTTGATGATCTGCTCGTAGATCGCCAAGTCCGTGCCCTCGACGGTTCGAGAATCGATGTGCTCGCCTTCCCAGAAGTCACGGTTTTTGTGGAAGCACTCGAAGAACGCGCCGGTGTTTCGCCGGCCATTGGAAAACACGAACCAGTATCGATCGATCGTCGGTTCGGTGAAGAAGCCCTCGGACACGTCCCAGATCGCCTGCGGGATACCGGACGCTTCGTCGAAAATCAGCATGACGCCATTGTGGTTGTGGACACCGGCGAACGCATCTGGCGTCTCCTCGCTCCACAGCTGGGCCTGCGCATAGTAGTAGCCCGTGTCGATCTTCAACTGCGTCTTCAGCAAGTCCTCGAACCACGGCGCCGGCTTCAGCGCCATCGCCATTTTCTCGAACCAGTGGGCATTGATAGCCATCGCGTGCCACTTGCCGACCTCGGCCCATGTCCTGGACTTCAGCTGTTGCTCGCTGTTGGCCGTGACGATCGTACTGGATCCCAACCGCGTCGACAGCATCCACATAGTGAGCCACGCCACCATCGCGGACTTGCCGATACCCCGGCCGGAACACTTCGCCCGCCGTAGCATGCGCAGAATCGCTTTCTGCGCCTTCGCCATCTGCCCGTCCTTGATGTGCTTGCCGATCCGCTTCAGATCGCGCGCCTGCCAATTCCGCGGACCTTTCTGGTGTTCGAGCGGGGTACCGGGTTTCCCCCACGGGAAAACGAACATCACGAAGTTGTACGGGTCGTCCGCGATCTCGGGCGACCAGATTTCCGTCATCAACTGCTGTTCGGTCTTCGCGTCGTACAACTGCTTCGGCTGGGCCATTGGGGACTTTTTTTCTAAAAAATTTTAAAAAATTAAAAAGACTGGCCGCGAACCTACCGTTGGGGGAATTCGCGCGCCAATCCCGGCCCCCCCCCCCCGATGGACACATGATTACTTATCAGTGGTGCTACGGGCTGGAAGCTCAGTGAAATCAACGGTTTCGGCTTTATCGTGCGCAATCTGGTCGCTCACTGGTCGCGTTACGCGCTGCCTTGCCTCGCTCAACGCGCTGCCGATGTCTACGGTTTGCGTAACGTTGATGTCCACGCTGTCGCCGAAGTCTTTGCGGTTGAGGCGTGACGCTGTCCACTTGCGAACGTCAATCTGATTGCGGATTTTCGCGGGATCACCGTCGCTATCCGCCAGTTTTCGCATGTCATCCACCATCGCAAACGCTTGGGCTTGGCGCGCGGCTGCGTGAGCGGCAGCTAATTTGGGTTCTGTTTTGAGTAATTCATAGAACGTTTGCGATGTCAAACCGACAAGATCAAGCGCGTCGCCGACATGCACGGTTTCGTAAAGCGCGTCGATAACACGTTGCGCTTTCTCAACATTTTTCTCGTAAATCGCGATTTGTCGTTCGGTTGCCATGCGCGGATGATATTGCGAAATTGCGACCAACTCAATCACAAGAGGACAAATTGCGATTTATTTTGTCCTTCGTGAATATTTATGTTGCGATGGCCTCAACATATTGCTATAGTCATTCCATCGGCAGCACAAATGCAGCCGCAACTACGGGAGAAAATCATGACTACCGCGCATTCAGCCACACCGAAGCAGCAACTGCGGCCTATGACGTTTATCGAAGCCGTCGATTTGGGGTACATACACCGGCAGGGCAAATACCGTGGCGCCCCGTGGATTTGCAGTAACCGCCAATATAAAACCGCGAAAGAAGCTCTAGCCGCAGCAAATGCTTCCTACTCCGTACACGCCCCCGTCAAAGCAGGTGCGCAATGAAAGACCTTATCCTTCAAGCCAAGCAGCTATTGATCGACGCGCTACGCATGGCCCAATCGAACCACGCTGACAAGGCGATCATCCGTCGCACGGAAAAACTGATCAGCGATTGCCACGCACTTTTGCTACGTATGGAAATTTCAGACCGGAGAAAACAATGATTGCTTTGATTCTTACAGTTTGCAGCATCCTTGGTTATCTGTTGTCGAGGCCGTTTGTAAAACTTCTCAGTGTCTAGTCACGCCCGTACCGTTGTTATAAACCCACACAATTGAGGAAATGAAAATGACTGCAGCTATCTTTGCAACAGCACATACAGCAACGCCGATTTACAACACGACTCGCTGGGCTGACGCCAAAGGCCGCATCTGGCGTGTTTTGGAAAACCTGCACTTCGGGCGGTATCTCTGCGTGCTTGCTGACAAGCCATCGTACTCAGGCGTCTGGACATCGAAGGAAATCCGCGCGGCTCTCGCCAAAGCGAAAGGCGGTGCAGCATGACCTACCCCTTTCTGTTCGCCGTAGGCTGTTTCGCGGCGCTTCAAATCATCCTGATGCTTCTCGGCATCCCAGCATAAGGAACCTGATCATGTTCGACACAATCCCTGATACCATCACCAACAGTCTGCAACCCGATGAACTGATCCGCCGGCTGTCCATTGGCACCGACCGCGAAGCGCGCCTGGCGGCGGTCATACAGGCCCGAATCGACGCGGCCTATACCCGAGGGCGCAGCGACGCGGAGGAAACAGCCCAAGCGGCCTACGATCGCGGCTATGCCGACGCGGAAGCCATCCATCGCTGAACCCTCCCGGCCCAAAAACAAAAGCCCGCGATTGCGGGCTATTTTTTCGTCCTAAACAGGGGTAGGCATTTTCCGGATCGGCCAACGGCTGAAACACCCAGCTCCAATACCGACTAGAGTTTCAATTTCTGAGTAGAGTAAAAACCGATTTCATTTTTCAGAGGGAAAACCCTATATATCTCTATATACTCTAATTACTCTATAGAAAATATAGAGTACATAGATATATAAATACAGTAATTTGTATTTTGGGGAAAAACATAAACCAAATATTTATTCTCACCGGACTTAGATTTTTACCTAGAGTCGCGTCACCACATGGAGTAAACGCCGTTTTTCCCTTTGCATTCAAGCACTTAACCGCTCCAAACACACTCTAAATTTACTCCACTACTCCATATATTTCACTGTTTCAGCCATAAAACAGGGGTAGCAGATTTCAAAACAGCCGATTCCGCCTCGCCCGTTGGTCGTGCCAGCGTGGTTAGCTTATGTTTGCCCTCTTCATACCCTTGGCGGACGAT